AAAGGCGGAATTGGCGTGCTGGCAGACGTCGCCACGGCGCCAACGCCGACCTCAATGTAGCACGCCTGATCGGACCAGACAACAACGCCCTGCGGGCCAGAAAGCCAAGTGGACGTATTTCCTGCGGTGCCTGTGTAAGCCACCGAGTAGGCTGGATAATCAGCTTTGGAAAGAGGCTTGAGAAGTTCCATAGTGCTTTCCTTACGCGAGGAATTTGAGCTTGTAGATTGTTGTATAATACAAACCGACGATTTCGTCGATCACATTCTGGAGCGGCGTGCAGTCCTTGTCGACGACGTCGTACCGGGTCTTCTCAATCTGGTCAGCTTGGCGCTCCAAGAACTCCAGCACGTTGTTCGACTTGTCAGCCGACATGAGCGCAATCGGACCAATTAGGCCGTATTTGCCCTGATACATCTCGGCAAATTTATCCGCCAGATCAATAATTTCGTCGTAAAAACCGCCAAGAGCCTGATGCTTGGCAAAAGACCGCGTGTTGAGATGCGCTGAATGCGTAACGTCGCGCGCCAGAAACATCATTCCGATAAACTTGTCGCAATTGCTCATACTGGCGTTCCTTCAACGGGCATTTCGGGGGGCAGCGGCATTTCGCGCGGGGCTGGTTCTGGCATGGTGGGCTTGCCTGTTGAGATGTCGCCTGTTTCGATTGCCGCTGCTATGGTTCCCATGACGATGTCCTGTATCTGGTCAGGCGTCATGGCGTTCTGCATGGCGCTGATACGTTTGGTTTCCGCATCATACGCCTTGATCTTGATCTCCTGCGCTTCCATTGACGTCTGCACGTTCTCGATCAGGCCCATGGCCTGGTTGAGCTGCTGCGTCAGCGCCTCGACCATCTGCTCGGCAGACTGGAGTTCCGGCGACTTGTCGTCCTCGGCCAACACCTTGGGATCGAGGATCTTGCGGAAGCGAGCCGCCATTTCCTGCGCGCCCGGCCAGTCCATGTTCTTGATGAACAGGTCGCCGGCCACCTGCCAGAGCTGCGGGCTGGTCTGCAGGATGTTGGCCATGGCCTCGACGGCTTCCTGCCGCTTGGTCAGGTAGCTCGGGCCGGTTGTGATGACCACGTCGTAGGTGCCGACGGACGGGTTGTATATCTTCTGTATCACGTTGCCCATCTCGTCGCGAACGGCGCGGACAGGCTCGGGCTGCATGGGGTTGATGCGGGCCATGCCGACCTCACCGTCGACGCCGATGATGCGGGCGATACGCTCGGTGTCGTAAATCTTGGGGATCAGGTCCACAAGCTGACGGGTGACGTGCCGGATGGCCCGGCCCAGATTGTCCACAAAGTGGTACGTGCCGGTGTCGCCCTCCTGCACGCGCGCGAGGATGGCCCGCCCCGACCGCTCATTGCCCTGCTGGCCCAGCGAGGCGTTGTACTGGCCAGTCGTGGCCTTGATGTCCTCGGACGCCCCCATCTTGGCCTGTATCAGGCCCGTCTGGGCCAGCGGTGGGGCTGCCCGCTGCGGCAGGGGCAGGATGTTGCCCGCCCCGTCAGTGACGTCCGGGTTGACCTCCAGATACGGCCAGTTGTTGGTGTTGGCCGTCTTCCACTGCATCTCGTAGCCTTCAAACTGGCCGCCATAGCCAATGAAGGGTGCCTTGGGCGCCAGAGCCAGCATCTCGGCTTCCTGGCTGACCCAGTAGTTGTACATGCGCTGGGCGTCCTTGGCGTTGCGCACAAGGCCCGACACGTAGAGCCGTCCGTCGACCTCGAACTCGTTGCCGACGACTCGCACGACTGGTATCCAGCCGCCCGGCCACTCGCGCTCGTCCAGCACCTCGTAGCCGTTGGTCTTGACCCACATGACGCGCTTGCGGTCGACCTGACGGGTGCGCAGCGGCTTGCCCAAGGTCAAGGCCAAGAGCTTGTCCTGCGGCGTGTTGGCGAAGGCCGTCACGTTGCCCGGATAAAGGTGCAGCGTAGCCTTCTTGTGGTCAATGTAGAAGTACTCGGCAATGCGGATGGTGTTCTCGCTGAGCCACATGCTGAGCGACTGGTCGCCAATGCCGCGGGTCATAATCGACGATACGGGCGCTGCGTTCGGGAACATGCGCTCGTAGTCGGCCTTGACCACATCCTCGGTGATGAAACACCACTGGGCGTCAGAACCGCACGGGTCTTGGATTGTCGGGTCCATGTAGACGCTGAACGAGTTACGGACCCGACCAATCCGCAGATCCTGATCGAAACTGTCCTCACGGGCGTACTCGGTCAGAATACGCACATAACCTTCGCCATACGTCACCTGGTTGTCGCAGGCAGTGTCGTAGGCCACATCGGCGTCCGACATATACTCGATGTGCCGGATGATGCCGTCGAACACCTCGGCAACGGCCACGTCGGCCTTGTCGTCTGCCGGGATGACCTTGCCAGACGGGCGGTTCTGCCGCTGCTGGTTCGTCACCTGCCGGACGTGCTGCGGCAGCTTGTTGATGGTCAGGCAAGGCCGCGCGTTGATGGTCTGGCCCTGTACCGAACCGCGAGTAGCCAGCACGTCAGCCGGCCACTGCCACTGGTTGTCGGGCGAGCCTGCCATGAAGCGCAGGTCGTCCAGCTCGTCCTCACGGCTCTCTCCATAGGCCGAAATGGCCATCGTAAAGCGCGAGCGCATGGTGGCGAGCATGTCCTCCGGACTGCCGCCTCCATTGGCTACTTGCGCTGCGCCTATGATGCCATCATCAGCCATTATCAATTACATCCGGGTTCCGCGTGGGCCTGCTGGTGCATCGCGCTGCGACTTGGTCTGGCGTCCGCCGGTTCCCGCGGCTACGCCGCCAGTCCGGGTGCCGATGCCGCCGCCGCCGCCGCCACGCGGCCCGGCAGGAGCGTCACGCTGCGACCTGGTCATACGACCGCCAGTTCCGGGGGCTACGCCACCAGTCCGGGTGCCGATACGGCCTGTGCTGCGGCCTGTCGGTCCAGCAACGGCCTCACGCTGTGACTTGGTCATGCGACCGCCAGTTCCCGGCGCTACACCGCGGCTGGCGGGTGCTGGTGCGCTTGTAGCTCTTGCAGCAGGTGATGGCCGCTCACGCACCACGTTGGAGATGACTTTTACCTGACCCCCCGGAACGCCGGGGCGCACAACGGCCTCGGTGCCAGTCGGTGCAGGCATGGGGCGCACGTAAGGGCCAGCCACGCCGCGCCCACTACGGCCAGCGTAAGTTCCATAAGGACCGCCAGTATAACCGGTAATGCCTTGCCCGCCGCGAATTGCGGTTCCTACCGGGTTTCTTACGCCCGCAATGTTGCGGCCTGACCGACCGGCTGACTGCCGAGCGGAAAAAGCAGTTACGCCGCGTCCGCCGGGGACACCATAAGATTTCCTTGCCATCTTACTTGCCTTTCTTGCCCATGGCCTTGCGCTTTACGGCGTAGGCGATGGCAACTGACTGTTTCTGGGGTTTTCCGGCACGCATTTCGGCCTTGATATTGGCCCGAAATGCCTTCTTGGATGCTGATTTCACGAGAGGCACGTTACTTGTCCTTTCTAGAGCCTTTGATGCGCTTCATGCCGGGCAGTCCGCCGTAGCCGGACAGCGACCGCTGCGCGGTTTTGGCTGATTTCTTGAACGCCGCGGCAGTCGGAGCGCCCTTGGTGCCTGGTTTGCGCATCTTTTCGCCTGATCCGGCGGCAATGCGGGCGCGTTTGGCATGAATGTTACTGTATAGTCCGGGTTTTGAGGCCATTTTCAGCACTTCCACCGTCTCATTGAGGCTTTCGCCCGTTCTGCGTTCTTCGACTTGGCGACAACGCCGCCCATTCTGGCGCAGAACGACGCCTTGCGGCCCTTGTCTGCGGCAGTTCGCGGGTTGGGCGCAGGTGCCTTCAGCTTGGAGCCAGTAGCGCGGTTGTGCTTGGCCCGGCCCTTGGCCGTCAGGCCAGCACCTTTGGAGACGGGCAGCTTCTCGCCCCGTCCTACGGCCAAAGACACGCTCTTGCGCGCCATCACGAACCCATCCAGCTAGTCAACACGCTGGCCTGACCATATGCCTTACGCGGCGTCTTGTCAACGCGCTCCGTTCTGGACCCTACCGGGAACGCGAACGTCACGGCGATGGCGTCCGCCGCGTCGGGGCTGGCCAGCCCGCGGGCCTTCATCTCCTTCTTGCCTTCAAGGAAGATGGTCCCCTTGCTGTCCGGCTTCAACATCGGCGCCGTCAGGTCAGTCTTGAGCAGCCGGTCGGGCGTCAGCGACGCCGTCTTGAGCCACTCGCGCATGTTGCCCCACATCTCGGCCCGCTTGTTGCCGTACATGACCGGCTTGCTGCTCTTGGCCCCAAAGTTGACGCCC